CTCCTGCTTGGTAGGGAAGGTAACCCATCCACTCTGCATCCAAAAGATCGGATCAGAGAAATTCTAGTTCTGCAATAGAACTAGAAAGACCTACACGTTAAGACTTACTAAGCTTCTGGGCAATCAACCCATGGGCCTAAATAAGTCCACCGTTGGACTAGGCTAATAGAGATCTTAGTCTTTAACCGTTCCTTCCTTGGTACCGAGTTAAGTACCTGAGAAGGCTTAGTTAGGGTAAGTTCTCTAATCGCTTTATGCCTAGTTTGGACCGTCTTGTCCCGTTGGGGACGTAGCTCTAAAGCCCAAAGATTGGCTAATAAATAGCCTCTCCGTTCATCCTGGTAAGTCAAACTTACCTCCACGACGTTAGGAACTCTATACCCCTCAAACCCGAGGGTTTTTGGGTGAGTTCTAGCGACGTTGGGCGTGGCCTCATCAAAGCTTGAGATGAAACCACCGTCACCATATCCATCAGGAATTCTCAATCGAAATCGAGAAGGAACCTGTAGGATAAGGCGATCGAACACTTTCTTAAACTTACCATCACAGGCGAGTTGTGAACAACGCCTGCTGGCAAGTCGTCGGATTGCGTTCGCCAGTCTGTAAACAGACGGAATGGAGTGAATCCTATCTTTAAGATAGATGGGTTTAATATCGCTACCGAGATAAAAATGGGCTCCACAACTTTCGCGAAAAGGAGAGTTCACAAAGCTCTTCTTTTCATTAATGCGAAAGCCATAAAAGCTCATCATCTCTGCAAAGACGTGAAAGGCTGAAGATGGCAAAATAACGTCATCTCCGTAAGCGTTTACACGCTCACGGGACCCGACATATTCAGCGCAGCATTTTGCAACTGCATAGAATATGAGAGTCTCCAATTCAAATGTGTAGCCGTTCCCCATACTGGAGAACTTCTCCCATTTGTATTGTTTGCCTTTCAAAAGTCCAAAAGGTGAACGACATGACTCCATAATACTAAACCAGCGTCGAGGTAGTAACTCCTCAACAACGGAATAGGCTATAGAGTCACTCGCCGAAGAAAGATCCACAGTAGCTAGCTCGTTCGTTATACTACCGATACGGGCTAACTCCTGATTCACATTCTGACGCGAGAGGTCGACACCCCACCTAATGAGACGCCGCCTAACCATATCGCCGATTGATTTCTGGAACCATAGATTCATTCCAGGTTCAATAGCAATAACTCGGTTAGTCGACGAATCCTTAGGGACGGTCACCACTTTATTACCGGTTTGATAGGTTGGAAAACCTACCGAAACCAAATGAGAGTACCAGTTGGGATAAGCTCCAGCTAGAATCTCATCGGTAACAAGGGCGTGTAGATCTCGTGTTATTCCAGTCTCTGACTGGAACTTATTGGTAGCACTGGCATCTCTCCGCTTTATCAGCGTTGAGGCACCAGGACCCCAATCAGGTGAAGAGAAAATTTCTTCCGCCTCATAATCTCCTAGGATAAGTTCGATTTTTCGCTTAATTGCACTATGCAATTTAGCGGTCCGACCTTCATAGAAGGAAGGACTCGTTCTAGTCCGAAAAAGATTATTTGTACCTTTGCAAAGAAGTTCGAATTCCATGAACTTCTTAAAAGCAGCATCGTCCAAATCTTCGTCTAAGGAGAAATCCTTATACTTGGATAAGAACTTTGTTGCAGCATAGGCATCTCGACAACTGACCATATCACTATAGTCAGCTGGATTGAACGAGAGTTTAGCTAACTGTGAATGTTCATTATGTTTCCATAATAAATAACACGTTAGCGCTCTTGGACAATCGAGAGCTTCGAAGAAATCCTCGACAACTGCAGGATTGAATCCTGAAGGCACACGGTAGCTGACCAAGTCCTTTACGAACTTGGAACCATACTTCTTAGAAGACATGGTAATCCCTTTCCTAATCTCGTTAGGTTGACGTATGTTACAAAAGCCCTTTAAGGCTAATGTTAGTACGGCCTATCGAAATTGATTACGGCAGTCCTAAGCGGAGTAGCCGTTGCATCGGACGGTGCTGCATCCGACGCCGTGATCGTTGTAAACAGAAGAGAGGCAAGTTGACTGAGCAATGCAGTCCGCTCGGTCGAAGTGCTTCGTTCTGGCAACAGGAAGTCGACGATAGCCTGGCAGTCATAGGCCTTCTGTGAAGCAGGGGTAAACCCGCTCACATTAGTTCCACTAACTGCTTCTAGCGTCGGTAGGGACAGCTTAGCAGTCACTTTGTAAACACGGCTCCCTTTAGTAGGGGGACGGGTCGACATCGTGAAGCTAGGAAAACCAACGGCGATTCCGCCAGATTGGTCTTCCCACCGTGCAACCCCAGGGACGACATATCCAATGGGGGTGTACGTCTTGTCGACTCCCACCGTAGCGCTCGTTGTAAGAGCGGTTGTGGAAAGGATGCTCGACAGTTTCAAGTCGCCGAAGGCTGACATTGATAATTACCTCAAGAAAGATAATAGTCAGTCTGATGAACTAGAAAGCAGATCTCATCAACGCTATAGCGTTCAAAGCATGCGTAACGGAAAACGGATTTTTAAGCACAGGAGGCTTCATAGTAGGAAACGCCGTAAGGCGGGACCTACGAAGGCGCACTCGCTGGCCAAAATACGACCCATACGCTTCTTCTAACGTTTGTGGCGAAGCTGGGAGACTGCCAGACCAGTTCACTGACGAAGATGTTATCCTCTTGCCGAAATCGGTCTGGAACCCATCAACAAAGATCAAACCTCCCCACGCTGATAGCGTTTCGAGGTAAGGTCCTATTGGTAGGAACCAGTCGACGACAAAAGAATAAGGTAATAACTCCCATGTCAGATTCACGGGGTTAGTAAAGCCGGTTTGCCCTAAAAATGAATGTAACCTGTTATCTATCGCATATCTCAAACCTATACGGGTAGTATAGTTGGTAATATATTGAATAGTACCAATTTTTACCGACCCGTTAAAGGGATGATTAACGTTAGAGTAGGTTACCTCACGTTTAGAAGCAGACCCAGTCACCATGCGAATACTCCCACGAGTATCTTGATGATACTTTGCGAGAGCCTTCACCGCTCCATCAATATCATTAAGGAGAGGTTTCCAACCGTATTGGAACGCTAGCCAATTACTCGCTAACGAACCGCCGCGCTTGGGTTCCCGGCCTTTCTGAAATTGAGGAGTTGAAGACTTCCACAAGACATCAATGACACCCGGAATGTTTCCATTACGGGCAGCATTTGCAGCTTTACTCATACGAGTGGCGGCATCAAAGATGACGTCAACCGTACGGTTAGCTTG